CTTGGCTTTCCCGTCGGTGGTTCTCAATGCACTTTTCCGACGTCGCAGGTCCTCTGGTTATGCCACTCCCGAGATTCTTTCGATCTACACGACCCACCTCGTGTCGTCCCCTACCGATCGGAAGTTCCCCTCCCCGCTGACCCTCTGCGACGTCGACAAACCGCTTGAGTACCTGCCCACGGGTTCGACCGCCCTCGCCGCTTTCACCGTCTTCAATGCCGGGCTGATCCAACTGTGTGTTTCGAAGACCTTCTACTCGAGCCCCTTATCATGCTCTGGCACCATGTCGACGATGGTCTGCGGTTTGTCAAGAACTTCATTTATTGGCTCGACATGACGCCCGGTCGCATTGTTCTTGCCGTATGTTGTTTGATCATTGCCACCCGGCTGGACTGGGTTCCCGACCGTCCCGTCGTTATGCTTCGGACTGGGTACTACGCTCGTTTCCCTCCCCTCGCCCCCATCCGGCATTACACCTCCCGTCTTTACGCTTATTTGTTCGGTCTTCCTTGTGTTGCCCCCCCTCGGCTTGCTGGCTATAGTTGGGCTTGGCAGATCTTGTTGTTCTTAGAGTTCACTAAGGCCATCCTTCCCCGCATGTTGCCTTGGGAATTCACCCCCCACAAGGTCATCGCCCTCCTTTACTGGCATTTCTTTGATAGCGACCACCCCTTCTCCGCCACCGCCGTCGAAGCACCCGTCACTCTTCTTCAGCGGTTTTCTGTTTTTATAGAGTCCCTTCCTATCCTTCGTTTTCTCGCGAAGTGGCTCGTTCCCCTCCTTTTCGTTTGGTGCTTGGTTGAGATGCCCCTCCGCTTCTTTTACATTCGTTTGGTTCCCTGGCGTCCTTGGGTCCCCCTTCCCACCAGCTTGCCGGTGTTTGAGCGTCACACTGTGCCCGTCACCCTTCCCCGCTTCTCCGCCATTCGCGTCCCCATCCCCTTCTGGTACGAGGTCACCCGTCGTACGGATGAGGAGATGGCCCAGCGGCGCCCTTTACTGCAGATTGGCAACGTTGACTGGGGCGAGGATGAACGCTATTCTGGTGTTTGGTTGACCTTTGGATGCCCCATCCTCCCTCGCTTCGAGGAATGGGTCGTCGTTCCCTTCCCTTGGACCTCTCCCGTTACGCCACCCACCTTCCGTTGGTTCGAGCTCCATCTGTTCCGCCCGTCTTTCTCCCGTGTCCGCATGATGTGTCTGCACGAGCCTGGCCTCCCCCTTTGGGTTGGTTTGCCGACTGAACAAGTCGCCACCACCCTCGGGGCCCCGGCTCCTGCTGTCCCCCCGCTTCCCGCGCCGGACCCACCCGCTGACCCCGACGTTGGCCCAGTTCCCG